ACTGCTCCTGATCAGTTTAAATCTTATGAGGATCTTCAGAAACGTCTGAAGTATGTTCTAGGACAGAGACCTCCTGCACGTCGTGTAGATGAGGACGTGGTTGATGAGGACAACACCCGTGGTTCTTATACACCTGACTTCAATGCACGTAAGGCACAAGAAACCGTGACTGCTGCCGTCTCTTCATCTAGTGATGAGGATGATGCACTGTCATACTTCCAGAAGCTAGCAGAGGAGTGATTCTCTCAGGGAAAATCGACTTTTAATTCCAAAAAAGTCGCAAAAAAATCTCTGGTATTTTTTTCCCCTATTACTTTTTTGATTATTGATATAGTCTGATATTTTCAGCTCTTTTAAGGTTTCCATTGAGATACTCAGTGGAACCTTTTTTATATGGCATGAGATCTTCAATATCGTCTATAATGACTGTGAGGTATTCTTGTTTTAAAATAAATATCTCTCTTTTCTCATTTTCTAATTTTTCTTCAAATTGAAAGTTTGTGACTGGACGGGTAATATTAGATGCGGTCACTACTCCACTTGTATAATAGTCATAATAGGTTTGAGTAAAATCAGAACTTACTTCTAAACCTGCTGGAACGATAGTTATGTCATTACTGTCTTTTACTTCAACTGTCTCATGATGATGAATTCCATTATAGATCGTATCGTAGTTATCGTACTTATCTAATAAAAATCTATCAAAGTCATTTTGTGGCATAGGCCATTCTGTTGGAATATGAGTTATATTATTAGCAAGTAAAATAACCCAATCTAGGTCAGAATTTTCATATACCTTATGTGCTACATTATCGGGTCTATCATCACCTTCAACTGAATACTTAGTAAAGAAGGTTAGATCTTGGAAAATGTCCTCTCTTAGAGTTGCTCTTCTAAAGAAATTTTTAACACGAGTATAATCAGATATTTTAGCATTAGGCAATCTGCTAACATAGTCAAAATCGGGAATAAGATCGAAATAACTTGACATTTTAGAAACCTATCTCTGCTGGAAGTGAACCACTACTACCATAATCATCATTATATATTGGATTCATCTCTTGGAAATTCATAGTTATTTGATAAGCAGTCATTACACCATCTTCATATGTTGAATAAGCACCATTTGGAGTGTAATTGACACCAAATGAACCCATAGCACATTCTTTAAATTTATTTAAGTATGGATGATCGGTAGCAACATTATTTCTATCTCTTCTTTCGTTTCTAGATGCTTTGTGTTTATATGCAAGTCTGAAGGTATGTGGAGATTTGAGGAATAGACGAGATTTACTTCTAATTGGAGCCATTCCTTGTTTAAAGAATCTGATGATTTTGATAACAGTTTTTGCTTCTTCTCTACTTCTTGGAGCAAGTGTAAAAGCAAAACTAAAGTTTCGTATGCTTGGTGCAGTAAACAATAATTCCATATTGGGATTCATTATCGCACCAGTTGTTCTTGTCATTAAATTTTGTGCTCCTGATGCTTGTCCTGCGATATAAGTTCCTAATGCTGTTTTTGTATCATCACTTTTTAAAGCAGATTTAACTAATTCGGTTGCTGTTCCTGCTCCATCTGCTAAACCCCCATCTATAGTAGCCAAAGCAATATTTGCTAATGCTAATTGAAATGGATTGATTTTATCTTCAGTCCATGAGACTTGTTGACTATCTTGAATTCCTCCTGGTATTGGAAGAATGACAGTTCCTATTGATTGTCTATCATGATCTCTATCGGAGATACCTAGACTACTGACTCCCGATATACCAGTAGTTTGTCCTGCTTTATTTTTTGTTGTTGATATACTTCCTTTCATTTTAGTTGGCTTAAATGCCATCATATCAATTTTTAAGAAATCTTGTCCATCACTCCCTGTTCTTAATGATCTTGGGAATACATGAATACCGAAACCAGATTCTCTTGTTCCTGGTTCACTTTTTCCTAATTTTTCAGGATCAATATTAGCTGGGTTAGTTAAAGCATTTTTATCATCAGATCCTCCCTCGTCTGCTTTATTTGACTTTGTTAGATTTTTTGCTAGGTTTGCTGCTCCTTCTGGACTTAGAGTATTATCTTCTGATAATAATCCTTTTTTTATTGTTTCTGAACCAGCATTCTTAAATATTTTTAGATTATCTTTAATAAATGATTTATGTTTTAAATCTTGATCAAACCAGTTAGAGTTAAATTTCAAATTTCCTGATTCTGAAAATATAGTTCCTGCTCTCTTATCATCATCTAGTATATCTTCGTATATATCAATATCTCCTGCTTTTTTATTTACAAGCGTAAACCAATTAGTACCATTACCTTTAAAGGTATTGGATGTATCGTCACTACCGTAAAAACCCTCTTTTGTTGCCATCTAATATACGAATCTTTTATTTATTTAGTATGAATTTTCCATAAGGAAAGTTGAGAAGGTCATCTAGTTCATTATATTGCACAATATACAGTTGTCCTGCTAGTTCTTCCCATGTATAATTACGAGATTGTCTCCAATGAAAGTTAAGTCCTTTAAATCCCCATCGTTCTAATGAGGTGCAAGCAATTAGTGGATGTTGATCATATGTAATATCAGGAGTTTTTGCATTGTATATAAAGGTATAGAATTGTCCTACGTTAGGAATTGGAGTCACAGTATCATTTAGTGCTTCCATAATGATCATCATCATTTCTTCAGGATCATTAACTGCTGCTTCTAAATCTTGTTTTATCGGTTCTATGCGATTTGCATACCTTTCTTCTTCATCTTCACCATTACCATTAAATCCGAATGAATCTGTCATTATCTTATACCTAGTTCTCTTTCGGTTATAATCTTAAATTCAATTTTTCGGTCTTTGCACCATTCATCTGCTGCTTTCCATTTTGCTTGATTTACAGCATATGTCTGACATTCGTAGAGATATGATTTTGTCACTCTTTTCCTCTTTTTGGGTTCTTTGGTTTGTTTAAGTGGTTTTACTTCAATTACATAAGTTTTTAATTTACCAGTATTTTCCTTTACTTTGATTATAAAATCTGGAAAGTATCTACGGACTCTACCATCAGGAGCACGGTAAGGTATCCAAAACTCTTCACTTCCCCACTCTAAAATACTTTCATTTAGATCACACCAATTACAAAATCTTCTTTCCCAAGAACTACGACAAATAATATTACTCACATCACCTTTATACTTCTTAGGTTTCGTAGGTTTAAATAGACTTTTAATACTTTCTCCCATTATCTCATATACATAATATATAAGGTCAAAAAGTATTTATAAATGCCTTCCGTAAGAACCGTATCCAACATTAAAGCCAATCTGTTGAGACCAGCAACCACTTCTCATTTTGAGGTGGAGATACCTATTATTAGTGCGCTGGGTAAATGGAGAGGTATTGGTAAACAAGATAAAATCCAACTGATGTGCTCAGAAGCATCTTTGCCTGGATCTAACTTAGCAACATTTGATATTAGTAATGATCGAACAGGTGTAACAGAGAAACATGTTCATAGAAGAATTTTCGATGATAGAATAGATTTAACTTTTTATGTTGATGCAGGATTATATCAACCAATTAAATTCTTTGAGGAATGGATTGCATGGATTACTAATGGAAGACAAATTTCTGATAGAGATAATGAACGACAATTGATGACAGAAAATTATTTTTATAGAATGAGATATCCTGATCAATATATTGCAGGTCAAGGATTAAAAGTTACAAAATTTGAGAGAGATCACTTAAATCCATTAACATATGAGTTTTTACGATCTTTTCCTATAGCAATAAATTCAATGCCTGTTTCATATGATGGATCTTCTTTATTGAAATGCACGGTATCTATGAGTTATATAAGATATATTGTAAAAAATCTATATGTTCAAAATGCATATCCATCACCTGACTTATTCCAACAGTCTCAGTTTAATCTTGGTGGATTTTTGGGTAATCTTGGTGGTGGTCTGGTTGATAATGTAGTTGATAGAGTCACAGGAAGTGATCTTCTTGGAGATGTCGCTGGTGGACTTGTCAATCAAGCTATTAGGGATGCTGTATAAAAACCCTTATATATAAATATACGATCTGAATTATAGATTATGCCTTTACCAAAAATTACTACTCCGACCTATGAGTTGGAGTTGCCCTCCACAGGTGGAGCAGTAAAATATAGACCATTTCTTGTAAAAGAGGAGAAGGTTCTTGTAATTGCTTTAGAGAGTGAAGATAATAAGCAAATTACAAATGCTATTAAGGCGGTTCTTAAGAGTTGTGTTCTTACTAAAGGAATTAAAGTAGAACAACTTCCTACTTTTGATATTGAATACTTATTCCTTAATATTAGGGGTAAATCTGTTGGAGAGGATCTTGAAGTTAATATTATTTGTCCTGATGATGGTAAAACTGAGGTTCCAGTAACGATTTATTTGGATGATATTCAAGTTCAAAAAGATGAGAATCATACAAATAAAATTAAATTGGATGATAATTTAATGATGGAACTTAAGTATCCTTCATTAGATCAGTTTATTAAAAGTAATTTTGATTTTAATGATAAGAATGCGATGGATCAATCATTTGAATTGATTGCTACTTGTATTGATAAAATTTATAATGAGGAAGAAGTTTGGGCAACTGCAGATTGCACTAAGAAAGAAGTTAGGGAATTCCTTGAATCAATGAATTCTACCCAGTTTAAGAAGATTGAATCTTTCTTTGAGACTATGCCTAAATTATCTCATACAGTTAAAGTTACTAATCCTAAAACAAAGGTTGAAAGTGAAGTGGTAATGGAGGGACTGGCAAGTTTTTTCGCATAGCCCTACTGCATATGAGTTTGGAGAATTACTTCAAACTTAATTTTGCCTTGATGCAGTATCATAAATATAGCTTGACAGAGATAGAAAATATGATGCCTTGGGAACGAGACATCTATGTGGGGCTTCTTCAACAACACCTAGAAGAGGAAAGATTAAAGCAACAACAACAAGGGAATGGCAGCCACTAGTACTAGTCCTGTAAAAATACTTTTAGATTTGGGGATAGATTTAGACAATCTTTCTTCAGAAGAGAACTATTTAAGTGCTTTAATGGAAGGTGCTGCAGCTATTGAATCTGCGACTAAAGGTAAAGGTGATGGAAGATCAGCAATATTAAGAGAAGAAGTTGTAAGAGTAAGAAAATCAAGAAAGGCAGCAGATCCCAATTTTAAACAAAGGGGTGAATCTTTTAAAATTACAAAGAAAACAATATCTGCTCAAAAATTACTTAATCCATCTAAACTTGATCCAGTAAAAGGAGGAGAATCTGGAGGACAGGGTGGAGATCTTATAGTTATTAAAGAAAAAGTTGTTGCTATAGAAAAACTATTAGGTGAGCAGTTTAAATTTCAAGAGGAACAAGCAAAGGATGCAAAACAGGAAGCAGAGAATAAACGTAGATCATTAAAAGAAAGACTTTTAGAAGGTAGTGGTAAAGTATTTGATGGAGTAAAGAAGGCAACTAATAAAGTTCTTAAACCTTTTCAGAGTGTATGGGAGAATATAATAGGTTTCATAAAGAAGATTATCTTAGGAAGAGTTCTTTTTAAGATTTTAGAATGGACATCAAATCCTGAGAATCAAGGTAAAATTGATAGTATTTTTAAATTCTTGAAGGATTGGTGGCCTGTATTATTAACTGCATATTTGGCATTTGGAAATGGTTTAAGTA